GTGCTATTCAAGATTTACACGCGGAAATTAATACTGATTTGATTACAAAATATTATGATAAAGTTTTTTATATGACAATTCCTTATGCTCCTGGTGGTGCTGCGATTGAAACTATTAATAGCACTAAGTTTTTTACTGTTAATTTAAAATTGAGAAATAAATTATTAAGATATAATTCTGGATACTATGGTAATCTTGCTCCAAGTAATTACTGTCCAGTTTTATTATGTGGATATTGTCATTTAGACGGTTCTGCTGCGGATTCTGTTGATACGCAAGTCAGTATGTCCTACATTTCCAATCTCGCTTACGAAGATGCTTAAAAAACTCAAAATATCGTGATACCCCCCCTATGAAAATATTCAAAAAATAAGAAATTTATACTTTTTACTTTTTGTTACCATATAACGTCTACTTTGACGAACCGTTAGAAATGTCACCGCAGTGTGTATCCCTAGGCCCTAGCGGCTATGAGCGCCTGTGCCGAATGAAAACCGCGCTTCTCAGCGGTTTTTGTGAGTGCTTGTCAAAATGGACGTCAACTTTAGGAAACGTATGGGGTTCAGTATTACCCCCATACTTTTGTCCATTCTTTAGGAAAAACTTTTGCGTTTAATTTAGGAAAATTTTTATCTTTAGGTATTATAAATGTCAAGAAATAGATGTTGGTGTATTACCATCAACAACTTTACAGAAAGTGATTGGTTTAGTATTAAGCATGTGTTTAAGCGTGCGAAGTTCGGTATTTGTGGTGAAGAAGTAGGCACAAATGGAACTCCTCATTTACAAGCGTATGTATCTTTAGAAAGTCCATGCTCTCTAAAAATTATGAAACAATATTTACCTCGTGCTCATCTTATCGTCGCAAATGGTGGCGATAAAGAAAATTTAGCATATTGCTCGAAAGATGCTCACAATTTATATCAAGTTGGCGAACCTTCTGAAGGTCAGGGCAAGCGTAATGATATCCATGATATGGTCTCCAAAATTAAAAATAAGGAGATTACTATGCTCGATGTTATGTTTGATTATCCGGAATTATATTTAAGATATTCTCGTTCAATTAAGGAATATTTTAATATTTTACTAGAACCAAGAACAACCTTGCCGAAAGTGTTTTGGCGATGGGGTTTAGCGGGAACCGGTAAGACACGTTTTCCTATAGAGAAACACTCTTCACATTATATAAAAGATAATACGATTTGGTGGGATAGATATGACCAGCAAGAAGCGATTATTATAGATGACTTTGATAATACCATACCTTACAGAGTGTTATTGAGACTGATTGACCGCTATGAATATTTGGGTCAGACTAAGGGTTCGTATGTTCACATTAACTCTCCGTATATATATATAACCTGCGAGCATCCTCCAGAGTTTTATTGGCAAGGTAACGAACTTGACCAAGTTACACGACGTTTAGAAAGTGTAACTGAAATCAAAATGGACAAACAGAAAACGTTAGAATATTTTACTTTTACAACTACTGTCCAGTCATAATTTTATTATATAAATATATATTATAAAATGCCTTTTATTAATAAGAGACGTAAATATGCTTCTAAGAAGCGCGCTCCTCCTAGACGTAAACGCGTCTTAAGAAATTCTAAAACTTTTGTAAAAAAAGTTAAGAGCATACTTCATAATCAAATTGAAACTAAACATGCTTTTCATGAGCAACCTACTGTTGGATATAATTCTGGAATTACAAGTCCTGCTGATTTAACATTTCCTTTGCCTAATGTGCCACAAAATGTTACTGAGTCTGGTCGCATTGGTGACCAAATTCGAAGTCATTCACTTAAGATACAAGGTGTTCTTACTATGGGTTTATCCTATAGTGGAACTTATCCTAACACACGTATTGGTGTTAGAGTAATGGTTGTTCAACCAAAATTATATACTAATAGAGATGTTATAAATAGTGAGTGGTCTGCTTGGACTACTAATCTATTGCGTAAAGGTGGCACCAACACTGCTTTTACTGGTGCTATTCAAGATTTACACGCGGAAATTAATACTGATTTGATTACAAAATATTATGATAAAGTTTTTTATATGACAATTCCTTATGCTCCTGGTGGTGCTGCGATTGAAACTATTAATAG